TGGCGGTGATCTGGAACGGCCCCTCGACGATCCCGAAACTCGGGATGATCACCTGAAACTGCTCGACCGTTCCCTGAAAGAAGATCTGCCGCGCCCGGTCGTCGGTGTTGGCATCAACGAACACGCCCGACCCCGACACGCTGGCCGACCGCACCCCCGCACCGCCCAGCAACTCCCGCCAGCCGCCCTGACTTTCAAGGCTGGTCACATCGACCGTCTCGGCGTTGAAGCTGATCCGCGTTGCCCTCAGCCCGGCAATCGTCGTATAGGTCCCGCCCCCGGTCAGGTCGAGCTTGATGAGTAAGTCCTTGCCGTTCTGGGCAACCATATCATTTCTCCTGATAGTGAAAGGATTTGCGCCAATAATGGCCGCATATCCGACTCATATGTTCGATTTGTGCAATCAACCTTCAACACGCGCGCGGAAGAACAGGTCAATCCGCCGCACGTCCGCATCCTCGACCCGCCGCGCCTTGGCCCGCAGGAACCACAGGCCGACGAGCCGCCCGCGCGCCAGAACCAACGCCGCACCCACCAGCGCATCCGACACAGCCGCCGCCACCGCCTTGGCGCTCTGGAACCCCGCCGCGTCGGTCACGACGCTGACCGAAAACTCGTGCATCGCGCCGCTCTCGCTCTGGCTTGACGCATCCGTCGCCACCTCCGGCCCGATCGAGACATAGGACCCGCCCAAAGCGCCCGGCGGCACCGCATCATAGATGGCACTGCCGATCAGCGCGTCCAGCGCCGTGTCCGCCATCAGCCGCTGGTAGATCGCCGCCTGCAAGGCAGCCGCCACTCCGTAACTCACGACAGCACCTCCTCTGTGGCATGGCAGGTCAGGTAGCGCCCATCCTCATCCGCCTCCGTCACCGCCCCGATCACAAAGACCCGCGCCCCATCGCGGAACCTCTGCTCGGCCCGTGGCCGCGACGGTGCCCCCACCAGAGCCGCCCTCACCGTGATCCGGTACGCAGCCGTCGAGATCGTCGCCGACTCACCCGCCCGCTCACGCCCGGCCCCCGCCTCGATGGCGGCCCAAAGCGTGCCCTTCGTCGCCCAGGTCAGCGCAAAGCCCCCCGCGCCATCCGGCACCCGCTGCGCCTCTTCCAGCACCAGCCTGCGGCTGAGATGCGGCACGCTCATGCCTGACCTCCGCCAAGCACCCGCACCGTCCGCCAGCGCTCGATCAGCGCCATCACCCCGAACGGCAGGACCGACGGCCTGTCGCTCGCATCATGGCGGTTTTCATGAAACTGCGCCGCCAGCAGGAACACCGCCTGCGCCAGATCATGCGGCACGTCGCTCCACGCCGGTCCGAACCCGGCGGTGAAGACCACCTCGACCAAGCCGCCCACCCCCGGCGACGGCAGCGACATTCCCGCCGGCACGATCCTCGGACGGTGCGTATCCTTCACCAGCCGATAGGCCGCAGTCGGCAGCGTCACCGCCACGCCACCAGCGTCCTTCAGCACCACCGTCCCGACGCCCGACACCGGCGCCACCGGCAAGGACTGACCGTCGCCAGACCGCCAATCTGTCAACTCCAACAGGAAGTCCCGCGCCAGAAGCGCCTTTCCGGTCCGCCCCTCCACCGCAGCAATCGCCGCCCGCAGGTAGCCCTCGACCAGCGCATCCTGCACATCGTCGTCGGCAAAGCCGGTGCCCAACCGCAGATGCTCCTTGAACGGCTGCACCGGCAGCGATGCGCCCGGCACGATGGTCTGTTCCATCAGCAACATGATCTTCTCCGATCCCTCCAGCCCCGTTGAAAAGGCGCGGAACAGTCCGCTCACCCCGCGCCGCCCAGTTGGAGACTGCGTCGGGACAGCGCCGGGCACGTCCTGCCCGCGCCTTCCGGCCAGTCCCCCATCGGACCGGCCTTTCCGCCATCACGAGATGGCGAACTTCAGAAGCTTGATCGCGTTGAAATCGGTCACGTCGCCGCCGACACGCTTCGAGGCATAGAACAACACGTTCGGCTTGGCCGAGAACGGGTCGCGCAGGATGCGCAGGTCGGGGCGTTCGACCACCGTATAGCCCGCATGGAAATCGCCGAACGCGATGGCAAAGGCACTGGCCCCGATGTCCGGCATGTCTTCCGCCACCAGCACCGGATAGCCCATCAACCGCGACGGCTCGCCCAAAGCCAGCCCGTCCGACCACATGAACCGCCCGTCGGCATCCTTCATCTTGCGCACGGCGCCGGCCGTCTTGGAGTTCATCAGGAACGTCCCGTTCGCCCGGTATTCCGCCCCCAGCGCATAGACCAGATCGACGATGGCATCCGACGCATTGGTGGTGGCGAAATCGCCCGCATTGCCGGTCGGCACATAGCCAAGCTGGCCCCAGACCCAAGACCCGTTGGTGATCTTGTTATAGGCCAGGAACCCCTTTGGCTTGTCGACCCCGTCACCGCTGACAAAGGCCCCCGCCTCGGCTCGCGCAAAACGGTTGGCAATGCGCTCAGCCAGCCAGCCTTCGACATCAAACGCCGCATCATCCAGCAACCTCTGCGAGGCTTTCGGCATCGCCGACAACTCAAACAGCTTGATCGAGATCCGCTCCAGAGTCGGCGTCGAAGTCTCGGTCAGCGCCGCCAGTTCCGTCGCCCAGCCCGAGCCGATATCGGTCCGGTCGATCACCACATCGAAGGAACTCGCCTCGATATTCACCACATTCGCCACCGCCCGCACCGATGCCGTCGAGCGCAGCACGCCCTGAATCCGCTCGGCCATCTCGGGGTTGATCAGGTAGCCGCCATCAGCACTCACCTGCGTGTTCAGCGCCTTGCTCTCTACGGGCAGGCCGCGCAGGCCATCGTCGTCGCCGCTGCGCAGATAGGCGGCAATCGCCTTCTGATGCGGCGCGCCCTCATCGGCGGTCGTGGAAAGCGCCGGACGACCGGCGGCAATAGATTTGCGATCCAGCATGGTCAGTCGCTCTTCCTGTTGTTGAAGCTTCACTTTCATCTCGTCCTGGTAGCTCTTGAATTCACCAATGAATCCCGCAAATGCGGTCCTCACCATCTCTGCCGGAGTAGCGGACAAACCTTCTCCGGCCCGCGCCATCGGCTCGGTCTTCGTCATCAGATCACCTCGTCACTTTGGAGTGGCGGCAGGCCGGGCCCAGGAGTCAGACCCGACCTGCCGGCATCCGGCGCGCGTCGTCGATGACCGCCGCCAAATCACGCAATACCGCGTCGTCCGGGTCTTTGCCCTTTGCCGCAACTCTGGCTTCGGGCAGCATCGGGAAGGTGACCAGCGACACTTCCCAAAGATCGATCTCGCGCAAAAGCCGCTGGCCCTTGGCGTCCTTCTCAGCCGCCACCGTCCGGTAGCCGATCGACAGCCCGTCAATCGCCCCCGCCGCCACCAGAGCCGCCGCCTCACGGCCCTTCTCGACTTCGGTCAGGATATGGCCGCGCACCCACAAACCCTTACTATCTTCGCGGACCTCGTCCCACACGCCGATAGGCTGGGCCGGATCATGCTGCCACAGCATCTTCACCTGCCGACCCTCGCCCAGAATCCTGCGCAGCGACCGGGCATAGGCGCCCGCCACCACCACATCACCACCCTGATCGGCCACCCCGAACAGCGAGGCATAGCCCTCGATCCGGCAGGTCCCGTCCGTAGCCGACACGTCACCCATCCGGCAGAACTTCGTCTCCAGTCCGTAATCCATGCTTTTCATCCGCGTCCCTACTTCGGCCCGTACTGAAGGATCGACTGCACCGCCTGACTGAGGATCACACCGACGACCCCGAACACCGTCATCCACAGCCGCTTTTCCACGCCCACGATCATCGCCTCGATCCGCTCCAGCCGCTTCTCGACCATGTCGAATTGCAGCGCCATCACCCGTTCTGTCGCGTCGAACCGATGCTCATGCGTGCATTCGAACGGCTCCTTCAGATATCGTGAGCCGACACCCGGTCCCGCCCCCGCCATCTCAGCCACCATCGCTCAATCGCGGCAGACCCAGCAGCAGGCGCTTTTCGGCATCGGTCAGGAACGCCGCCGCGCCGACCCGGCTCCATTGCTGGTCGCGCTCGGCAGCCAGCGCCGGCACCTGATCCAGATCGGGCCGCAACTCCACCTGCTCGCCCAGATGTGTCGACAACCAATAGGACACCGCCGCCGTCACCCGCGTCGCCAGAGGCAGCACCGTCAGCCGATAGAACGCCCGGTTGGCCTCCTGATAGTTCGCATAGGTCGCATCACCCGGTATGCCCAGCAGCATCGGCGGCACCCCGAAGGCCGTCGCAATTTCGCGCGCGGCAGCCTCCTTTGTCTTCTGGAACTCCATGTCCGAAGGGCTGAAACCCATCGGCTTCCAGTCAAGCCCGCCCTCCAGCAGCATCGGCCGCCCGGCATTGCGCGCGCCCTGATGATGCAACTCCATCTCGCTGGTCAGCCGGTCATACTGGTCTGCCGACAATTGCCCCTGCCCGTCCGCACCCTTGTAGACGATGGCCCCCGAAGGTCGCGCCGCATTGTCCAGCAAAGCCTTCGACCAGCTTGACGCCGAATTATGCACATCAACTGCCACCGCCGCCGCTTGAAGCGGTGACAGGCCATAATGATCGTCTTGCGGGTGGAAGCTCTTGATATGACAGACCGGATCGACCGGCCCGGTCATGTCGAACCGGTGTTTGCGCCCGCCCACCGCGTAATCATAGGCCACCGGCCAGCCATCAGCGCCCGGCACAAGGCTCATCCGGTCCGAGCGCAGCACATGCAGCTCGACCGGCAGGCCCTCAGCCCCCACCACCTCGACATAGCCATTGCCCGACAGCAGGATCTGCCCGTAAAGCGCCTCGAACAGCTCTGCCCGCCCCTGACCGGCATTGGGCCGCCGGATCAGCTCCAGCAGCGGATGCAGGTCATACCGCCGGTCGGCGTCCTGACAGATCAACGGCAGCGCCGCCGCCGCCTCGGCAATCAGCTTCACCGTGCGAAAGCCGATGGGATTGCCCGCAAATCCGCTTTTCGTCAGGCTCACCACATCACGCGGGCTCCACGCGACCCGCCCCGAAGCGCCCCACGCCACCACCCGTCCCGTCGCCGAGGCCTTGACCTCGACCGCGCGCGCATCGGGCACAGCTCCGCCGCGCCGGAAGAAATTCCAAGCCATTCACCTATCCTTCATTCGTCTGACTGACCTTGTGATCGTGACTGCGCCGCGACGGGCACGCTCAGAACAGCGCCCTGATATGCGGGTCGCGCCAATCCTTCGCCGGCTCGATGATCAGTTCGGTCAGGGCCCAGACCAGCGCATCGGCTCGGTCGGGCGACCCCTTGCCCTGATAGCCGGTCCGGCTCATCTGGCAGAGCTGGTCCTCCAGCGGCCCCAATCCGGGCAGATGCGTGACCCGGCCCTGCTCATAAAGCGCCGCCACCGGCTCGGCCCGCGCCGACTTGCCGACGCTGGCGTGAACCCTGCGGATCGGCAACAGCGCATCGACAGACCGCAGCACCGATTCAACCATCTCGCCGCCCTGATTGCCCTCGGCAATCACCCGGTCCGCCCCATGCCGATGAAAGGCCCTGGCCACAGCCTTCGCCCATTCCGTCGGCGCGGCTGAAACCGTCGCATCCTCCAACACCCAGACCCGCCAGTCCTGTGGCGGCCCCTCCGTCACCACACCGGCCACAATGATCCCGCATTGATCCGATCCCGCCTTGCCTGACGCCGCCGGATCGACCGCGACCACCACGCGGCTGAACCTGTCTGGCCGCTGCCCCCGCGCCGCCTCAATCATGGCGTGCGTCCACAACGCACCTTCGGCATCCTCCAGAAGCGCCCCGTCAAGCTCCTGCCGACCCAGAGACGTGCCGTCATAGCGCGCCCTGACTTCCTCAAGGAATGACATCGCCAGAAACGCCTTGTTCGCCTCGGTCGGCGCATGGCTCACGACAGTCGAGGGGTTCTTCATCACCGCCTTCAGCACCCGTACGTTCTTCGGCGTCGTCGTCACCACCTGTCGCGGATAATCCCCAAGCCGCAGCGCAAACTGCAACATGTCCCACGTCGCCTCGGCCTTTGGCCATTTCGCCAGCTCGTCCGCCCATGCTGCGTCGAACTGCGGCCCGCGCAGGCTTTCCGGGTCATGCGCCGAATAGACCTGAGCTATCGCGCCATTCTGCCAGACCAGCCGCTTGCGGCCCGGCTCCCACACCGGCCGACGATCTGGAGGCGAACAGGCAAGAATGCCGCTCTCGCCAAAGATCATTACCTCGCGCACCTGATCAATCGTCTCGCCCACCAGAGCCAGCCGCTTGGCCCGCCCCGGATCGCCCGGCCCTGACCCTTCGACCTGCGACCGCACCCATTCGGCCCCGGCGCGCGTCTTGCCCGCGCCGCGCCCGCCCATGATCATCTATGTCTTCCACATGCCATCGGGTGGCATCTGATGTGGCAGCGCCCAGAACTCGAAAAGCCAGGGCAACGCCATCAGCGCATGGTCCGACAGGTCATGCAAGAAGGCCTCAACCACCTCCAGCGTCGCGGAGGCGAGCCAACCGGCGGCTGATTTCAGTTCGGGCCTCGTCGAGGTCAAGAGTGTGACCGTGCCCGCTTCCGCCGTCTCCGTCGCTGAGTTTGGCAACCCGCTTCCTTTCCTCAAGCACATGATGAAGGAACTGTCTGAGCTTTCTGACCGTCTCGGTCAGGTCCCTGACGTCGCATTCATTCGCTCTGATCCGGGAAATCGCCGCAAAGACTTCCTTGGCGATGTCGCGGTAAAGCGCCTCCGTATCCGCCAACAGCGAATCCGGTCCGGGTTCTCCCGCTGTAAAGTTCAATGTCATGCGTTTCGCGCCCGCCTCGTGAGAGTGTCCGCACGAGCGAAAGGAAAAGCGGCGCCAGACCGTTTGGTCCCACGCCGCTCATCCACTTCATCTAGCTTGCATCAATCTATACAGACGACCGTTC